TAGTTGCGTCCCAAGCATCCTTAAATGTCTTTGCTTCCTGTGAAGCTCTGAGTGACTTTTCACCCAAAGAAACTTCAGCCATTTTGAAAGATTCGACACCTTCTGCAACCATCTTGGCAGCATCTTTAACCGTAAAAGCGTTCTTCTCTGCTTCTTCACGGAATTGTTCTGATGATGTGCCATAAGTCTCAGCTACTTTAATAAGAGACGCTCTTATGTTCTCCAGATTAGCATTGTAAACTTTCTTACTTTGCGTGTCAACCAAATCCATGGCTGTCTGCATAGTAAGAGCGTTTTTCTGTACAATGGCTCTGAATTCCTCAGAGTCTTTCCCATACTTTTCATTGGCTTCATAGAGTTGCTCCATGAGGTCCGAATACCTTTCGGAATATACTTCCATGGCAGCAGTGGCACCATCTATTCCTTCGGTTCCTTCACCAACTATTTTGTACAGGTCTTCGGTATAATTACCATATTTAGCAAGAGTTCTGGTCAGAACCTCTCGAGTAACCCAACCATCTTTGAGAGTTTCTCTCATGTTTTCAGCGGTTATTTCGGTATCCTGCTCGAGAACTCCAAGTTCTTTGGCTGTATCTATAAGGGTCTGTTTAAACTCTCTGGTTGCCATGTTAGCGTTCTCTATAGACATCCAGTCCTGAAGTTTAAGAGAACCAGTACCCATAGCCTGAGATAAGTTGTACATTGCTCTTGATGCCTGCTGAACATTAGCACCAGACACACCTGCCCAGTTAGCAATACCCATCATTGCGGTAACTGCATCGTCAAGTTCAACACCCGCAGAGGTAAACTTACCTATATTGTTTGCCATATCGGAGTATGAGTATGAAGTTTCATCGGTATACCACATCAGTTTTTTAAGCTGTGTCTGTACCGTTTCTATACTCTCTCCAGTAGCGTTCATTATTGTCTGAACAGAACCTAACTGCTCTTCGTACTTTGAAAATCCCTGTGAAACGGGAGCTATTGTAAGGCTATCAAATGTATGTATTATTTTATTAGCACTATCAAGAACATTATTAGTAATTCTTGATACCGTAGCATTAATGACAGAGGACATTATCGACATCTTATCGACAACGACCTTATGTACTTTATCTATACTTTCAGTACCATTAGCACTGTCGCTCAGATGCTTTATCGAGTCGTCAAGTTCACCTATACTTTTACGTGATTCTTTGACACCTTTCTCGAAGTCACCATTGTCGAACTGCATCTGTATGACTTTGGTATCGACTTCCTTTGCCATTTATCTCTCCCCTTTCAAAGCGATTTTCAATTCTTCATATATAGGAGCCATTGCAGGATTAATGTAGTCTCTTCCCTCAACGTGATAACCTCTTGAAGTAACAAATCCATACTGTATAAGCACCGCTACAACAGCTCCATTTTGAATATTTGTATTATGCCACTCCAAATAAGTCTTATTACCATGGTGCCTTATCTTATAAGTCCAAGAACGGGAGGTAAGGCCCGTGCGCTTTGGAGTAGCTATTTCAAGCGCCTCGCAGCCTTTCTCCCCATAATATGCCAACAGTTTATCGAAATCTTTATTGGTAACACTATCTAAAAATTTAAGAGTGTTATCAAAAGAACCTTTAGTCGTTATTTTCATCCTCTGCTCCCCATAGCTGCTCTTCTTGCAGCGTTCAATGACGCATTATTCTTCATCAAGTCTTTCATACCCATTTTCTTAGGATTATTCTTTATAGAGCATACTCTAATAAGTGTGAATAATCTGTTAAGATTCCATGTCTCGCATTCAAATGGTATTTCAAGAGCTATCATAGTATAATATATAACCTCTGAAGTCATAATTTCTTTATGCCCAACAGGTTCTTTTTTATGTCTTGTGAACGTAGTAGCTGTGTGGGAAGCGCTAATATACCTCTTAATGGCCTCAAGCTCTTCATATGAGAGCATGCGCACTAGTTCTTCCGTGAGATTGCCCTTTACATCCATACACAGAATATAAAAGAGTTCTTCATCCTCGCTCTTTTCGGTTTCTGTAAGAAACGGCTTCTCGTAATGTTCCTCCCATTTTGAAACAGAAAGGAGCGAATGTTCAAGTTCAATGTCTGTTTCTGCTCTGGTTACGAAACGAGAGTTAATCTCATCGAATCTTTCAGTAGCAGGAAGATGCAGTTTGAACATCCGCTATACCTCCCTTCCTATATCTCAGCTGTTCTTCTGTGCAAGAAACTGCTGTTCCTGAGCCTGCTTCATAAGGTCAGACGGAATTACACCTGTGAGGAACTTTGTGAAAGCCTCAGCATTGTTATCGCCATTTATGAGTTCCATAAACAGGGCTTCATAAGCAAGAGTCTGCTCAAATTGCTCGCCAAGCTTTACGCCGTTCTTCACCTTGATAAAGCTTATCCCATCGTCGCCCTTCTCGCCGTATGAAGTAACAATAATGTTACGAATAAAATCTGCTATACCTGCAATGTCGTTGTTTGCAGAAGCCTTCTGTATCCACTTATCAAGTCCGCCTTCTACAGAACCCTGAAGCTTAATCATTTCAGGCTTAGAAAGATTGAAATAATAATCGCGAGTGATTGCGTTACCATCAAAGTCATTAAAAGTTACTGTTTTCTTAAGCATAATTAATTTCCCTTTCTTATCCTCCTCGGATACGACGCGCCCGCCGTGAAAACAGACGCGCCGCCCATTTGGGAGGTATATCCAAATTAATAGAAATAAGCTGAATATTAGGTTGATGTCCAAGTAGCGATGTATTCCTTATCGCCAGTGGAGTTAGCAGGTATCGTAGTAACAACTGTGGATACATCGCTAACTTCAACCCAACCTGCGAATGTGTAACCTTCCTTAGTAACATCAGCTGCAACAGGAAGAGTAATAGCCTCTGCGTTGTTGCCTTCATAAGAAGTGATGTTCTTGGAAGGATCGAGAGTACCGCCAACTGTGTTGAGCTCAACTGCATACTCTCTTGCACCAGTGCTCATAAGAGCAACGATTTCATCGGGCATAGGCAGTCTTGCATCGCTGGAATTAGTACCGTATACGATTTCCTCAAGAGCTTGCATCTTAGCAGCAGGAACCTTAGTAGAGTCGAACATAAGGTAAGAAGTTGCCTTGTAACCTGTAACGTTTACAGGAGTTGTCTCGAAGCTCCAAGAGAACTTGATAGCATCGGGAGAGTCATTGATGGTCTCATAGTCCTTGCTGGAAGGAGAGCAGGTTGCACCATATACAATATGGAGCTTGTAGCCCTTATCGAAACCGTCAATATCGTTACCTACTGTGGTCTTATAAACGAGACCGAACAGCTTTCTGGACTGCTGACCAAGGCTAAATCCGGGGATAATGGACGCAGAACCGTCGCAAGCCATAAATTCGTCGGGATAAGTATAAGCCTCGATTGAACCACCGAACTTCTCCACAGATCTGAAAGTAGCATACTTGTTATCGTTTGCCCACAGGTCTGTAGCATCAGCGCCCTCAGGAGCTTCACCTATCTTTGTGAGACCGTTCCAAGCAACACCTTTGCCGTAGCCTGAGCCGCTTGCAACAAACAGAGCGCATTCCTTAACGCCTGCTTCGTAAAATCTTTCACCGGTCTGGTCCCAGTAAAGTTTACTCATGGTTTGTTTCCTCCTTAATAATAAAGTGAGTATACTGTGTGGTATATATTATCTGAAGAATACCTTCTGTCAAAGCTACAGAAAGGTAATTCTTCGAGATTTTCACAAATATCACTGTCTGGGTTCTTTTCGACCACAGTAACAGTGTATTTACGAGTTTTTGTGTATTTGCCGTTGTCAGCAAATCGAACATCTTTACCCTCGAGAGAGTAGATAATACATGGAAAGTTAAGTTTCAAGTTTTCAGGTGGTTGATAATACACGTTACTGCAAATATTTTTTAATAACGAATTAAGCTCGTATCGCCTTTCAGTTGGTGTCATTATACAGACCTCCCAAAGTAAAAATGAGACGCGGGGGCTCGACGTCTACATCCGAAACTTTCCATTTCTTACCGAGCCATGTAATATATCTGATGTTCATGAAGTTATCAAGAGCATACGGGTCACAGACTATGCTGATTTTGTTCTGTATGTTTACGTTATCATTAATTCCGTGTTCGGAATTCTCGAGTCTTCGTGAAACTTGCAGAATATCTCCGTAATACTCTCGTTCAGTAATGACCTCAATCCATACTCCTGGAGTAGTTTCAACTGTTTCAGCATAGCCTATTGAACCGTAATACTTCATTTTGAATTTCTCCTATCAGCCGTTGTCAGCAGGAGCTTCTGCAGGAGGTGCTACCTCTGTTTCAAGAGCAATTGCAGAATAAGGCTTGATGAGTGCACCAGAGCAACGTGTTTCAATAAGGTAAGTCATCTTATTGTAGTCGATGTCGAAGTCATCAAACATGTTGATAGCTCCACCCTTATCAGCACCTACATTGTAGTCAGAGAGGTTGACGATAAGACCATGGAGCTTGTATGCCTTACCGGTCTTAGTGTCTATTCTTACGCCACAGTTCTCCATAACGGGAACAGTAACGATAGAGGATACTCTGAGCTTAGTAGCAAGCTTCTGCTCGGAATCATAAATATCTCTGCCTGTAGCATCAGTGAGAAGGAGGAGGTCTGTGAGCTTGTCTTCCGTGATGAAGAGTGTGGGCTGACCTGAACCTCTGTACTGGATTCTGGACTTGATTGCAGAGCGGATAAATGTCTGAGGCTTCTCATCAGGAAGAAGATACTTAATAGTAAAGAGGTCTTCATCCTTCCAGATAGGTCTGATGTTACCTTCGTTAATGTGGTCATCGGAGTCTGTGAGTCTGCCGTCACCGATAAGAAATGCTCTTGCAAGTTCCTCATCAAGCTTACCTCTCATCTCAGTCTTTACCCAAGCGATTACATCGTAATCTGTGATGTCCACAATATCATCGCGGTCAAATTTCTGTTTCTTATAAACAGTTGTAGGTGTGGTAGTCCTCTTGAGCAGAGTGAATACCTCTTCCTTCTTATAGTGACCCTTTATGTAACCCAGAGCTCTTGCCTCATCACCAGTAATATCTGCAAACTGGCTCTTGATACGGCTCATAGGTGTGTGATGAACGCCGTTAAGTACCTTGGGAACCCAGTCAGTCTTAACATTAATCCATTCAGGAGGATTGTTAAGGTTCTTGGGCTCGGGGAACAGGTACTCGATATCAGTAATACCGTGCTGAAGTACAGACTCCTTGAGAGAACCATATCTCTTCATGTCGTCGAGTGCTTCCTGAAAATCAGCATGGCCGAAACCATAATCGTCATCTGCTCCTATGTAGGAATCGTAATCGGTGTCAAATACGTTGTGCTTCATCTCTTCATCTTCTCCTTCGTTATCATTGGAATTATCATTTGCAGCCATGCCAACCAGGGCATACACTACGGCTTTCTGCTCTTCGGTCATATCATCGAAGACTTCTTTGATAGTTTTACCAGAGCCTTTTGAATTGTCTGCATCAGCATGCATGAGTTCGTCTTCGTTCATGAGCTCTCCCTCTCCTGTGATGTGGTCACCTGTGTAAATTATAGCTCCCCCGCTTTCAGGGTCATCAGCATGAGCAAGAACCGTGTCAATGTAGGCTCCAGGATTTGCACCAGCAAGTACCACAGAAACCTCTTTAATATCTCCATGATAGACATTACCGCCGCTTTCCTGCAGTTTATTAGCATATATAGACAAGGATGTAACATCCCCATGCTGAACCAGTGACTTGACATGCTGTCCCATAGGAGTGTCGTTAAATACTCCATAGGTGTATACACCATCTTCTTTATTCTCGAGCAGAGCATGACCGAGAACATTTTCAGCGTCCTTATGGTCATGGTTCCAGACCAGAGGCACTACTGTTCCGTCGCAGTCCTTAAATGCATTATGCATGATAGTCCTGCCGTCTGAGCATCTAAGATTATTCCTAGTAGCCCATCCAGAAAAATCGTACTTCACTTGTTTTCACTCCTTATGGATGATTCTTTTTGTAATCGTCAAACTCGTCTTTGAGTTTCTTGAGCTGATCTTTCATATCATTACTCTTCTTCGGGTCCTTAATCTTATAGATGTTACCTACAACATCAGCAGCATCTTTCGTTATACCACTGACCTGTCCAGTAAAGTCCTTAACATCTCCAAGAATTTCCATGTATCTGGGAACCGATTTTTCGCCAATCTTTTTCTTCTGTTCTATTTCTTTGGACAGAAGACTGTTCTCCATGTCAATTCTTTTAGATGCATCGGTAATCTCGTCATCTGTAAGATTCTTAACCATGAACTTTTCTTCGCGTCTTTTAAGGTCCGCATTCATATCGGTAACGGCATTCGCAAAGCTATATGGGGCAGCATCTCTAATAGCTTGTCTTGCGGCCCGTCTTCTTGCAGTTCTACCGTAGCGTTCTCGACCTTCAGGCGTTAAAGAACCGTCCTCATATTGATACCGCCTCCGCCCCCACCTCATGTTAGGTATTCCCCAGTGGTACAGGGAATGGCATAGACTTTTTGTATACTTAGTAGCCAATTTGTTAAAGTTTTCATCACTTAAGGACAGTCCATATTTCGAATATGTATCATCTATAATTTCACATACCGCTAATCGTATTTCTGTATCAGACATAGATTTTGTATCTATATCATTAATCTTTTTGTCAATATCCTTTAGACATGATTCTGTAGACTTTTCACGTTTTATGCGATCAGAAGTAGCGTCATATTTATGATACAACTCGGCATATCCATTCCATCTATCCATATTGTATCACTATCCCCGCATTGGGTACCCTTCTTTACACTATTAGTAAACCATCTTGGCACTAGCAGCCTGCTTAACCTTTGTATCTATTACGTCCCATATCTGGTTCAAAGCAGCGTCCAGTCCTTTATTAAATCCCTGAGGATCAATCGGAGTAGCTCTATAGAAATCAGTTGCAGTTCCTACAAAGAGCCTGAACATTTCATCCTTAAGAGGAGCTATGTCACTATATCTCATGCTAGGACCGCCGTTTATTATTTTAGCGGCAAGTTCATCTATAGAAGTCTTCCAATAAGAACGGTTTGAATTGTATACACGCTCATAAAGATTACTCCAGTCAACTCTTGGAGCTGAATTTCTCTGACCCATTCTCTGAGCTGCTACAGCGTTCATATTGTTTCTGCTAATATCTGAAGCAATAGATGCTGCACTGCGTCCCTGAGCATAAAGGTCACTTCTTAACTGATTAAGAAGCTCTTCTCTCTTCTTTCTAGCGTCTGCCTCTCTCTGCTTTGCATAAGCCTGGTCGTTTCTAGTATCTCCGCGACCATTCATGGCTCTTTTAGCATTTCCGACAAGATACGCTTTCTTTGCCTGTAAATTAGCACGTCTATCGTACTCGTACTTTTCCCTGCGCTTAGTATCCTGCTGAGCTCTCCATCTAGCATCGTCTGCAGCGCTATGTTCCAGATAAGAATCAGGAACTTCGAAACCGTAACCTCTCCAACTCATTGTTGTGTGTCCTCCTATGCATTACTTTTTCTTCTTTGTATGACTCTCGGCAATCTTGTCGAACTCGTCATTTTGAATATTCTTGTACTCTTCAGTCAGAAGTTTCCTATTAGCAGCGTTTGCTTCTCTTAAGGCTTTAATCTTAGACCTAAGTTCAGTAGTTTTCTCTGTCGTTTGAGCACGAGAATCCTCATTGTACTTAGTTAAAGAGTCCCTGAGTTTTGTTATCTCTGCTGTAGTGCGTTCTGTAGCAGATTTGACGTCAGCTTTATTAGCAGCTCTGAATTCGTTCATCTCAGACTGCTTCTCTTCCTTAAAAGACCTTAATGACTCCGAATTGGAATTTCTTTGTGCCTGACCAGACTGAGAATTAGACTCTTTAAAAGCCGCTAAAGATGCATTATTAGTAGCTTTATAGTTAGCCAACTCTGCAGAAGCCTTATCCGAGAACTCTTTTTTATTAGCCGACTTCTTAGCTATTTCTTCTCGGAGCTTAGCCTTTTCTTCTTTGTCCGTGGTATTCTTAAGTTTCTCTCGAAGCTTTAAAACTTCATTCTGTTTAGCTGCCTTTTGAGATTTAACGCTCTCAGACTTCTGCGCGTTCTGTATCTTAACGCTTTCGGAAGCCTGTTTGTTAGTAGCCTGAATGTATTCTGTTATCGCACGATTCTCATTTTGAATTTCTCGTGACTTAGAAGACTTCTGGTCAGCTACTTCTTTCTGCTTTGACTGAAGTTCAGTCTGAAGCTGTTCTTTTTTGCTCGCTAACTGTGTACGAAGAGCTTTAATACGACTTTGTATTTCAGCTTTCTTACGTCCACGCTCCTGACCCGATAGGTTTCTAAGGGCTGACAACTCTGCTTGAATGCCAGCTACTGATGTGGCGAGTTCTTGCTTTAATGACTCAGTCTTTGACTGCTTTTCATTAGCTATCTGCTCTTTAACATAAGACCACATCTGCTTTCCTTCATCGTCAAGAGAAGAAACCGAACGTGTTCGACCTTTAAGCTGCTTGGTTCGCTCGTAATACTCATGAGCCTTAACAGGGTCGTAATATTTAGAGGCATAGGAAGTCTGTCGAGGTCCGTAACCAGTTCCGACTTCGTAATGCATTAGCTCTCCGTTGTGCGGATTCCAGATGTTCACTTGAGCATCGCCTCCAGCTTTTCGAGTTCGGCATCGTTCTTGTCAATCTCGTCTATCTGAGCCTGAATATCGTCGGGAGTTTCTACATGTTGCTCTGGTATCATGCCAGGCATAACTTCTGTTCCATTTCCATTAGATTGAGCAATGTTAGAATTAACAAGTTCGTCAGCTTTCGGGTCATTAGCAGGCTTCAAACCTATAACCTGCCTAAACTCGTTGGATGTCATAATTTCGTTTCGTGTGAACTTATCCGCAAGTTCTGCAAGCTGAGCAGCAGGAACCAAACGGAACGGGTCACGGAAGAAACGTATAGCTTGTCCTTGTGTACGTGCTGTTTTAGAAAGCCATTTACGCTCCATCTCATTAGTAATAGCTGCACAAATAGGCTCTAAAGTTCTGTTGTAATAGTTCAGCATAGTCTCTTCGTTAGCTGAACCATTTAAAATTTCGGGAGTTAAACCGAGCTGACCGTAAAGCATATTGGTTAGATACTCAATCTGTTCCTGTAGATTGTTTTCCAGAGGTCTATTTACCTGAGTAATCTTTTCGGTACCATCCGTATAAGCGATACCAAATTTAGATTCGGTAAGCTGCTCCTCAATCATCTTCCTACGCTTTTCTGCCTGAAGCTTTTGGTTTTCAGTCTTAACAATATATGGCAACTGTATAATCATCTGAAGCTTTCCACTCGATGATTCCTCGTCAACCATATCTATAAGGCTCATTTTACGTATCAGTCTTTGAACCGTGGAATTCTGTGTATTCATTATTGCATAAAACGGATTCTCAGGAAGAGGAACCATCTTCTTAGGAAGAGTAACGTCCTCGTGCTTTCCTGTTCTCTCGTTATAGCAATTGACTTTAACGTATGACGGATACCAATCCACTACTTTTCCAACTCGTACCGTCTCTACATCATACGCATTAGAATCTATAGGATTGGAATCTGTATCCGTTGGAACCAGAGCAACGCAACCCTGGTCAAGCATGGAGAATACCGCATCTTGTATGAATGCTCGTCCAGTCTGGTCTAAGTTTGCTTCTTTCTGCAAACAGTAATTTAGGTCAGATTTCATGTCTTCTATAAAACGACCTTCATCGTCAAGCCTGACATGTTTAATCATTATCTGAGCAACGTCCGTAGCTATCTTATTGTATATCGCTACGACAATCGACTTTTCACCCCCGCGAGAGATAAATGGTCTATTGGGATTGACATAAGTCGATGATTCGGCGACCCTAACAGTTCCGGACGAATTATTACGAAATGCGTTCCAAGCATGTTTCAGTCTGGAAGCTATATCTATCGCCATTTTGAAATTCTCCTTATGGATTTGTCTTTTTACCTAACAGATACGCAACGTATGCACCAGTAGCAGCTCCTGCAGCACCAACTATAACATTAGTGACTAACTGTTTTCCAAACCCGCCATTTACAGCTTTATTAACACGCTGTTCATAACGTTCGTACCTATCACGCCTAGAGCTATCGCCCCAATCCATGGTAAAGTCATAGTCTTGTTGCCTTCTAGCCTCAGCAAAGTCACGTCTCATAGCCTCACGTTCAGTCTTAGCCTGAAGTTTAGCTATCTTATAGTCGTTTCTTGCTCTTTCTAGTTCAGCTCTGTCTTTCTGCTGGTTCTTAAGTTTTTCGAGCTTATTCTTTTCTCTAAGCTATCAAGCTTTG